GTCTGCGCTGGCCTTTCGCACTTCGTCGAGTCGCTTGGCGTAGCCGTCGGCGGCCGAGCCCGACGCGGCGTGCTGGCGCTCGGATTCCCTGAGCGAGCGGGTCGTTTCGTCGTTCTGTTCTTCGAACCGCTTGCTCGCGCCGGTCGCCGAGTCAAGGTCAACGATGCCTTGGCGCAGCTCGCTACCGTCGTAGTCGATTTCGAGCTTGCCGCGAGCGGTGCCGAGGTTGTATTCGGTCACCAGTCGTCGCCTTCGACGGCCAGCTCGCCGGCGTCGTCATCGGGTCGGCCCTTGACGCGGCTACGCACAGACGGTGCGTCTAACGGGTCGGCGAAGCCGGTCGCTGAATTCGTCATGTCGCCACCCATTAACCTTTCCCATTCGCGCATTCGCTGCGTCTTCGCGATTGCTGGATTGCTTGCGGTGCCGGCCTTTTCGACTCGCACCTTGACGGCCTGCCCGAACGATGCGATGCCCCGGTTGAAGTAGAACCGCCCAATCGGGCCGACCGACTCGTCGAGCAGCGCGACGTCGCTGGGACACTGATTGAACAGCGTCGCCATCTGGTAAATCTCGTACGCGAGCGGCCTATTCTCTGCGTAGACTTTTGAGCGCCGCTTGCTGCGCCCCCTGCGCAGCGGCCTTCATTTCGTCGGGCATCGCGGCGTCGAAGATGACCCACTTGTCAGCGAGCTCGATGTCGTCGACGTGCACCTGATCGGGGCCCGATACACCGGTGAGAATGACCGTCGGGCAGACGACGGCGGCGGCCGCGATGCGTTCTAGCGTGTCGATGACGGGGCCGGCCTTTTCGGGATCGGTGACCCACTGCTCGGCCGCTTCAAGTGCGGCCTGTTGGTTCTCGTCGCTGTTTTCGATGCCGCGCAACAGCTCGACGCCGAACGAATCGCGCATGTTCAGCACGCCGAGTTTGATGACCTGCGTCGTGGAAAGCTGGCGCACCCGCACGAACCCGCCTGACGGCAACTCGACGTCACGCTCGCCGCGCTTGTTGAATCCGTACTCGCGGCGCTGGGCACGACTGGCGGCGGCGGCCGCGCGCTCGGCGCGGTCCTGCTCGGCCCATTCTTCGGCCTGCTCGCGCTCGGCGCGTTCGACGTCGGTCTCGTCGTCGTCAACGACAGAAGCCGCCGGCGCCGACCCATGTTCGAGGTCGGCCGCCGGCGGCTCTGTGGTCTGCTCGGCCGCGTGCGGTCCACTGTGACCGAGCGGCAACGAGCATTCCCAACCGGGCGGCATCTGGTCGCACGTGGCGGCCGGCGCGGGCCGGTTCGCGGCCTTCGCCTTGCGCTTCGGTTGGCTCTTGATCGGTGATGTCACTTTTGGCCTCCTAGGGGCTCGTGTGAAGTGAAAATCGTTGTGCTGCGGGCGCCTACCCTGCGGCGGCCGCCGTAGTGACGGTCACCGGGCTCGAGTAGTCACCGGTGACGCCGCCGAACACGCCGGCCACGCGGAACCAGTACTTCGTTTGCGCCGTCAGCCCGGTCACGCTGGTGCTGTTGGTCGCCGGCGTGCCGCCCTTGGCCGCGTCGACGGGGGTGAACGCGGCACCGTCGGTCGACTGCTCGACGACGTAGCTGTCCGCGGTCGGCAGATCGCCCCACGTGAGCGCGGCGGTCGTGTCGGTCAGCGCGCCCGGCGTCAGGTTCGACGGGATCGGCGACGGGTTCGGCACGGGGGTCGAGCCGAGCGTCGACTTCTGCTCGTTGTACTCGATTTCCCACAGGTAGTCGTCGTCATCGCCGGGCATCGGCGTGCCTTGGAAGTCGATCGACGGAACCATGAACGTGCCGTACTTCATGTCGGCCTGAATCTTGCCGTTGGCCTTGCAACGGAAGATGCGACCCACGTTGTCGCCGCCGCCGTTCGAAAGCACCTGGCCTTCGACGCGGAAGTACGGACGCATGTCCGAACCACGCTTGCGCAGAACGCGCTTGACGTTCGGCTCGATGCCCGACTCGATGAGCTGGGCGCCGGTGATGAGCGAGAACGTCATGATGTCCAGACCGCCGGCTTCAAGCGAGCCGTCGACGGTGGCGCCCTTGCCGGCGATGGCGACGGCCGACTTGTCGTCACCGTTCAGAGTGTCGAAGTCCTCCGATTCGGTGAACGCCAACGTCTGCGCCAGCGGCAGCCGATAGCTGGTATCGGCGAGAATCGTGCCGTCGGTGTCGACGTAGCCGGTGATCCAAACCCGGTGCAAGCCATAGGGCTTGGTGTCGGGGTTACCCGGTGATGCAACCATTACGGGTGTTCCTTTCGGTGAGTCGTTTGGGCTCGCCGGCCTCGTACTTGTGGATCTTTGAACTTGAGTGTTTCCAGCAATTCGCCGTCAAACGAATACCGATGTATGGCAACGAATTTGCCGCTCTCGGTGCACTGCCAGTGCGTGCACTTCACTTCGATTCGTTCGCCGTCGATGACCCGAAAGTGCAGCTTGCCGCCCGGGCACCGCGCGTCGAGGCGAAGTTCGCCCAGCTCGGTCGGCGCGGTCGACTCGTGCACTGTCGGGGTTATCAGCGTTCGGCCGGGTTGCCCTCGCCGTCGATCAGCTCGAAACGCTTGCTGTTGGTCAGCAGGTAGTCGAGCTGTTCGTCGGTGAACGCTGACACGGGCACGCGCCAGTTGTTCGCGACGGTCCACTTCACGGCCGCCTTCGCCGAAATGCCCACGGCCGCCCACTGTTGCGGCGTGATTTCGGCGTACGTGCCTTCGCCCAGCCGGGTCGACCGTTTCTTGAGGTCTTCCTTGTTGCGGGTGATGTTGGACGGCCCCAGGTACAGCACGAACTTGTCGCCGGGCTTGCCCTTGGCCGCTTCGGCGGCCGCCGCCCGCGCCTTGGCCTTGTCGTCGTCGGAAACCGCCGGCGCCGCGCTCGCATCGGGCGGTTGGATCGGGTTGTGCCCGTGTGCTGTTCCTGGCATTGCGATACCTTTCCCTTGGTCGCGCTACTGCGCGGTTTTCGAGCCAATGGCGAAGTAAGCCGCTGACTTACAGATCGTTTGGTAACCCTCATCGGTGATGTCGACGCCCCGGCCGGCGAAGCCGACTTGCTCAAGCTGGCGGCCGTCGCCGCCGTCGACGGGTGTGCCGTCTTCGTTGACGGCCTTGAAAATGGCGTCGCAGCGGTCGAGCATCGCGTCGATACGGCCGAAATCGGTCGACTTAGCGACCGGGACGTGCGCCCACAGTTCGAAGTGCGCGGGCCCGTTGTCCTGTATCTCGGTCGCGTAATCGGTGATGCGCCAACACACGACGATGAACGCGCCGTCGCTGGGCTTCTGATCGGCGTCGTATTCGGCGACGACAACGAGGTCGATGCCGGCCAGCGCGCCGGCGGCCTTGAGCTGGTCGTCGCCGCGCAACAGCGACATCACAGCGCCGCGCGACATCAGCGGCCGCCGGCCACCACGCGAAGACTGTCGGTCAGCTTCGCCATGAACGACTCACCGGTCGCCCGCACCGACTGCATGATGATCGCGAATCGGCCGTGATACTTGGCCTCCAAAAAGATGCCGTACCAAACGCCGTGCGCGAACGTGATCTCTTTGTGCGTGTGGTCGAACCGCAACGGGCTTTTCGTCGGCACAGCGTGCAGCCCGGCCCGCGCGGCGCCCGGTATCCGGTCGCGGCGGTTACCGGTGTTGTCGCGCCAACGCGCGTGCCCCTTCATGTAAACCGTGCCTTCGACTGCCGACTCGTCGACAAGCCGGTCAAGAAACTCGTTGTAGCGCGGGCCCAGCGAGCTCACGTTCGCCCGTAGCTGGGTCAGCCCGCGCGAGAGGTGCGCGTTACGCGCCAAAGCTGTGCCCCTGAACTTTCAGGTAGCCGACGACGGTCGCGGTCACCTGATACGCGCGATAGTCGACGGCTTCGACGGTGTACTTCGCAACGTCGTCTTCCCACGAGTCGCCCAGCGCGACAACAGCGTCGGCCGCACCGATGAGCCGGAACCCGTACTTGCGGTTCGTGCCCCGGTCGGTCTGCGCCAGCTCGGCGCCGTCGAGCTTGCCGTCGTTGAACAGCGCGAAAATCTGCGGGTCGCGCGGCGCCGGCGCGTCGTCGGTGAAGTCGCGGCCGCCGCCGGGCTTGTCGACTGGTGCCGCGACCGGTATCAGCGCGATCGGCTGGCCGCGTAGCTCCAACAGTTCGGCCACGGCCGCGCTCGCATCGGCCGTCATGCCGTCGGCCGGGACGGTTACCACCGTCGAAACCCGTGATGTGTCGGTATGCCCGGGTCGATCTGGATTGACCCGAACCGCTGGCGCCGCGTGTGCAGCCGGCAGCGGTCGAGCTCGGCCGGCGTGAATTCCACGCGGCCGCGCGTCGGGTCGGGCGCGAATGAACGCGCGGTCGTAATGTCCGGTGTCGTCACGCTGTTCGACGTCGTGGGCCCGTTCGGGTTGCGGTACAAGTCGAGCACTTTGTTCGCGACGACAGCCGTGACGCGCTTGAGCCGGTCGGGGTCGCCGGCGCTCACCGAATCGGCCGTTATCTGGTCGATCGGCTTGCGCAGCGACGGCACCTGAAACATCAGCTCGGATTCGACGTCGCCGATGCGGACGTCGACCCAAGGCAACCGACTCTCGGGAATGGTCCCTTCGAATCGGGCTGTCACGTCGTTGCGCGACGCAAACTTGCCTTGGGTCGACGGCTCCGTCATTCGACCGGAACGCCCGCCGCTTCGAGCTCGGCGATGATGGCGTCTTTGCTCAGCCCGTCGGTGTCGATGCCGTGGTACTGGGCGTACTCGCGCCAATGGTCGATGCCGCCGCCCTTGCCCGACTTGGGCGGCGGCCCGCCGGCGTTGCCGCCGGCGTCGTGACCGTCATCGTCGTCGTCATCGTCGTCGCCGGCGTCGGCGTCGCCGGCCAGCGAATCGCCGGCCGGCGTGCCCCCGTTGACCCGTGCCTCGCGCTCGTCGAGGTCGGTGCCGCCCTTGAAGCAATGCTCGCCCAACAGCTTCTCGGCCCACGCTGGAACCTCGCGGCCCGGCAGGAACGAATGCAGCTCGCCAGCCTCGTCGGCCACGTGCACGGCGTACTTCCCGATTTTCTTCGCCATATCGGCTTATCTCCTAACGGGTTTGGGCCGCCGACTACGCGACGGTTGCGACGAGAATCTTGCGGGGGTCAGCGATGACCGGCAACGCCACCATGTCGACATAAGTCGTCTTGCGGAACGGCGGTTCGCTCCCCTTGACAATCATGCCGATGATGCCGGCGCCCTGGTCGACCTGAACGCCACTGTCGAGCATTTCCATGACGGTGGTCGGGGTGCCGACAGCGGTGAATCCGAGCTGGCCCAAGTCCGACGGCAAGAACAGGAACTTGTTCGCCGGGATCGGGCGCACGATGTTGCCGCCGTCGTCTTCGAAGAACGAGTCGTACACCGACCCTTCAATCGAAATCGGCGGCAGGTTCTCGGACGCGAACAGGTCGCTGATGTCGGCCAGCGTCACGCGGGTAACGCCCGTCTGGGCGCCCTTGATGGCGTTGATGAGCGACTTGTTCGTCTGCAACTGGCGCGCGGTGGTCAGCGAGCAACGGAACTGCCCGGGCCCAGCGCCGTTGGTCGCCCGGTACACGTCGTACCACGCCACCAGGTCGGCCAGCGGGTCGCTGTTGGCCGAATCCGACCACAGCGTCGCCGGCGTGACCTTCTGATTCGCCGGAATCGCGTAGTCGACCTGTTGCTGAACGCCGTTCTCGTCGATGGTGAGCACGCCGTCGGAAAGCACGTCGCCCCAGGCCATTTCGAGCCGGTTGTAGGTGTACGCGGTCAGGTTGTCGAGGTCGTCGTACACCGATTCGGCGAGAATCCGCTGAATCGTGGTGATGCCGTTCGCGGCGTCGCCGAGCTTCGCGAATTCGATCTGGCGACGCTCGTACTCGCCGACGGGCAGCTTGCCGCCCAACGGCAACATCTTGACCCGACGCTCCGAGCCGGTGTCGCGCGGCGCGATCCAGAACCCGCCGTCGAAGTTGCGGAACTGGGCGAACCGGTTCGTCTTCGTGATGGTCGCGAAGTCGATTTCGTCCGTCGCGAACGTCTTGCGTGGGAACGACTGCAAGAGTTGCGTGTTCGACGGCAGCGGCACCGCTTGGGTGTAGGTGATGACGTCTTCGAGCGGGACGGGCCCGTTCAGGAACAGAGTCATTTAACTATGCCTCCCAACGAATCTGGTTGAGTGCCGCCTTGCCGTCCGCGTCGATCGACCCGGCGCCGGCCTGGAACGGCAACTTGGACTGCGACACGGCCGCGTCGTACACGACGGCGCTCGTGCCCACCTTCACGGCGGTCGAACCGTCCTGCTTGATCGCGTTGACGTCGCCGTAAGTCAGCCCGTAAGCGTTCTGGCGGCCGTCGTTGGCGGCCGGGTCGTACGGCCCGAACAGCCGGGTCGCGGTGACCTGGCCGACGACAGTGCCCGACGGGATGAAGCCGTTCGGGTAGTGCGTGCCGGCGGTGAACTTGCTGATGTCCAGCGTGACGTTCGGCTTGTAGTCGGGCTCGCCCAACAGCCAACGCCGGTCGCCCACCTGAAAAGCGCGCGTGGTCATCGAAATGTCAGTCGACATAACGATTTCTCCTTTGCGTGAGAAGTGACTGGCTAGGTTTTCTTGCCGTGCCGTCGTGCGGCTTCGGCTTTGCCGGCTTCGCCGGGCTTGTTGGGCGGTGCGCCCGGTCCACCACTGTGTTGCCCCCACGAGTAGCCGCCGGCTTGGCCGCCGGCGCCCGTGTAACCGCTCCCCGGGCCCGCGTTCTGCCCGTTGTTCCCTAGGCCGAACATGGCCGTCAGGTGCCCCATCACCTTTTCGCGACTGATATCGCCGTTCTCGTCAGCGAACGCCGCCGGGTTGACCCCGGCGAGAAAAGCGTCGAGCTGTTCGCCCTTGAGAACTTCGCTTGCGTGGCCGCGCAATTCGCTGCGCTGGTACTTCGGCAGCCAATCGGCGTTGGCCGCTTCGCGGCCGGCCTGCTCGGCGTCCCTGAGCGCCTTGTCGCTGGCCGATAACTGCGCTTCTTCGTACTGCCTGATCTGCGCTTGCATCTGTTCGACCTGCTCGGGCGTAACGCCCTTGTAGCCCGACAGTGTGTTCTCGGCCTTGCGGTTCTGGTGCTTGAAGTACGCGGCGCGTTGCGCGTCAGTCATTTCGGCAATCGGCGTGTTTTCGGGGTAGCCCTTATCGGTGCCGCCCTGATTGCCTTGGTTGCCCTGGCCGCTGTTCTGCGACTGGTTGCCACCCTGGCCGCCGTTGTTGGCGCCGGCGTTGTTCTGGGCCCCGTTATCCGGTGCTTGCCCCGTGCCGCCGTTGCCGTTGTTGCCGCCGGCGGTGCCGGCGTCGCCCTGACTGGTGCCTTGTGCTGGTGCGGTCAATGTTCAACTCCCATATCGGGTTAGGTGGTTCGCCCATAGCGGGCCAAGCCGACCGGGAATGGTCGGAAGTCTGTTACTTGCGCCGGCCGCGCGGCTTGCGCGGCTTGTACGCGGATTTCGGCACGAGCACCGGGCCGAATTCGCCGTGCTCGTCGATCGCGTAGCGGGTGCGCTTCAAGTGCGCGACGGTGTTGCCGCCGGCGTCCTTGTAAAGCTGCGCCAGGCCGATACTGTTCGCGTCGTCGCCCGGGTCGTGCTCGTCGGTGACCGGCGCAATCGTGCACTTGCACGTCGGCGGGTGAATCGGCATCAGCTTGTCGACCTTGTAAATCCGGTCGGCGGCCACGATGCACATGCCGCACGTGCCCGTACGTGACAGTTCGGGGTGAATCACTCGCCGATACCCGGTCACCTTGGCGCCGGCTTGCACGAGAACCTGTTGCTGTGCGAGCCGCTGCGCCAACATCAGGTTGCCGTCGACCAGATCGTCGATGCGCTGGCCGGCCAGTGCCGCCGGGTCGGCGGCGTCGATCGACTTCGCGTACCGGTACACGGCCGCCGGCCGCTGGAAAATGCTGGCGGTCGTCATGTCGGCCTTGGACACGTGCACAGCGGGCCCGGCGTCGGCGTAATCGACGCTCGACGCGGCCTGATGCAACACGAGCTGGCCGCGCTTGATGACGGCCGCCGGCGCCCGCACGTCGAGCGGCAGCGACGGCACGGCCGCGACCGCGATGCCGAGCGCGGCGAGCTGTTGGGCTTGCGCGGCCGCCGCGAGCCGGCCGGCCGCCGTCTGTGCCGATTCCATGATCGTCGCGGCTTGAGCGGCGAATGCTTGCACGGCCATCGCGTCGTACGGGTTGACCGACGCCCACAACCGTCTGATGGCGTTCTTCGCCCACGCGGCCGTTGTTTCGCGTGTGGCGATGACCTTTTCGGCCATGCCCGCGACCACGCCGGCCGGGTCGGGTGCTGTCTTGCGGGCCGCCATCGCGGTCGCCAGCGCGACGGCTTGGTCGTAGGTGAGCGGTTGGCTAGGCGCCGACATTGACGGCCGCCAGCGCCGGCGGTGACGTGTCGCTCGTGGCCGGCGGCGCCGGCGGGCCCGGCGGCGTCGAGCTGCCGGCGCCGGCGGGCCCGGTCGGCAAGCCCATGAGCGTGTCGGTCGTCAACCGGGTCATGTTCTGTTTGGTCTCATCAGGCGACATGTCCCAGATGCGTTCGCAGCGGTCTTCTGTCGACAGGGTGCCTTGCGACTGCGCCGACGCGGCCGCCGGCTCGGCCCAAGGCGCCGGCCTGTTGCGTGAGGCGTTGACCGCCAAGGTTCGCGACCGTCGCACCCGCACGTCGCCG